GCAACCGAGAATTTACTAGCATTTTCAAATTTTTCTGGTGATTCTACAATTGATAATAAATTATTAACATTTTTCTTTACTTCTTCTGTCCAGTTTTGTCTTCCCTCACCTGGACTTATCCAATCACTTAATGCATCCATTATGCTAGTTGCTCCACCAGCCGTACTAAATGCTAGAAGCCCGGCAGAAATACCACCCATTACAGCGATAAATCCTGCAGTATCTGCACCAATGCCTGGAGTATTTACGATGCCAAGTAAAGTTGTTACATTATCAACTACATGTTGAGCCCAGTTTCCTCCACCTTCAGTATTTGATTCTTTAGAGAACCAATCTCCCAACATATCGGTACCACCCGATAAAATAGCACCAGTACCAAATGCTGCGAGACCAAGACCAATTCCACTCATAGCTAAAGTGAATGCACCACCATCCTTTAGCATTTCCACATTACCACCTAAGTAATGCTTAATACTTAATAGCGATACCACATTATCTTTAATGTTTGTAGCCCAATCAGTACTACCTGTCCATTTTGCAAATGCGTCTGTAGTTGTGGCTATAAGAGAACCAGCAGAAAATATGGCCAAACCTGCTGCAAGTCCAGTCATTGCTAATGGGAATGAAGCGGCTTCAAATAACATTCCAATGTTTTCTAATGGACCATCAGCGATACTCAAAAGAGTTTGTACATTCGTTTTAAGGTCTGTTGCCCACTTAGTTCCTTTATCCGCAAACTGTGCAAGTCCAGATCCAGTAGCAAATACGGTAAGACCTGCACCTAATCCAGCTAAAGCAGCTGAAACTCCAACGCCGTCAAATAAAATTCCTAATCCAGCTAAAGTATAATCATCTGCTAAACCTAGTAAATTACCAACGTTCGTTGCAACGTCTGTAGACCACTGAGTGCCATCACTAAAATAACTTAAACCAGCATTTAGAGCGCCACCAACACCGAATGGAACTAACGCTGCACCTAATCCACCTATTGCTAATATGACAGCGCCATCCGCACCTAATCTAGCTAAACCATCTTCAGTATAGCGATCACCAATTCCTAATAAAGTTTCAACGTTATCTTTTACGTTTGTAGCCCAATCAGTAGCAAAATAATCTACACCAGCATTTAAGGCACCGCCAACAGCAAATGGCACTAATGCACCACCAATACCGCTTAAGGCTAGAATGACTGCGCCATCTGACATTAATTGTTTAAGAGTATTTTCTCCGTATCTTTCACCAATTGATAATATAGCTTCAACGTTTTTCTTAATTATATTGCCATCTAATAATCCAGCGGCAATAGCTCCAGCAATCCCAACAAGTCCAGCTAAAGCTCCACCCTTTAAAAGTCCACCAAGTCCCATTCCTGCCGCACCAAGTCCAGCACCAAAACCTCCACCTTTAGCACTAGTTGATTTAGATATTGGAGAACGTGCTTCTGCAGCTGCTTCTAATCCTTTCATCTTGGCTGTTTGGCCACGATTAAGGAATAATGCAAATTGGCCGCTTAAACGATTTACCGCAGCTTCTACATCCTGTGTAGATTTTTTATTATCTTTTAATTGTTGAATTACTGCGTTTAAGTCTGCCATTGCTTATCTCTGTTGCTGCTTAGCTTCTAACTCTTTTATATAATCAACTAACATAGCAATATAAATTTCTTTTTCCCAAGGTATCATATTGTCTATCTCATCTAAAGAATAATTATGATGTTGCATTAAGTCAAAATTAGTCTTGTAATAGTATTGTAAACTAGTATGAGATAGACCTAGAATAAAAAAGCTTGAATTCCTTCTATTTGTTGTTTATTTTCATGACCACATGATTCACATTTAAAATGCGGTGTATGTTGTAATCTCGGTAATTGATCTACAAATTCTCTAATTTTAGAAAATTGCGCGCTATTCATTGAGCTTAAAAACTCTACTAATTCTTCTTGAGTTGTATCAGAAGCTTTAATGTATTCATTTTCTGTAACGATAGCTGAAATACATTGAGCAACGATACCAAGAATTTGATCTGTTTGTGAAATATTCTCATTTGTTTGAATAGAACTTACTACATTATCAAAGGTAGGTTGTTTTAATTCAACAAAAAGATTTTTTTCGAGTTCAATTTTATCGGTTAATTTTTTTCCGTGTGGAGGAACAATTTCATCTACATTAATTATTACTTCATTCTCGTGTTGACAATTCTCGCACTTCATTCCAATTGTAGTAGTTTCACCTACTGATTTTGCTCTAATTTTTAAGAAAGCATATTCAATATCTACAGCTGTAAGATCTTGTCTTTTAATATCATCTGCAACGCACGCTTCAACCATATCTCCAAGAGCTAAAACGATTTGACGCGGATCTTCTGATTCAGCAGCTAACATTAAAATTTTCTCTTCTTTTACAAGAAAAGGTCTAAATCTCACTTTCGCTTGAGTAGATGGAATAACCATCTCATATTTAGGTGTAGCATTAAGCTGTGGCAAAGCCATAATTTAGTCTCCTATATATTCAATCCAATATTAAACATTCCGTCTAATCCAACTTTATTATCTATCCATCTTGTATAAGAAAACGATACATTTAATTGAACTAAACCATCAAGTTCATTTGATAATTCAATTGAGTTCATTGTTGTTGGAAATGCTTCAATCAATTCACATGAATAAACTGAACCACCTCCGATATCTATATTTCCACTAAGTGGACCGAGAAGCCCGCTACTAAATCCTGCAATTGGTCTTCTAAGTTGATGAATACGTATTGATTTTTGATATTCATTTTTATATGCTGGAGTTCCATAGTTTTCATCTATGATATATCTCATCCAGCCATCGATATATTTTTTAATTCCATAATCATTCATGAGATAGAATGTCATGGCAACTTCTGGTACTGCATAACCATATGCAATCTTTTGTGATTCTGCACCGATTCTACGATCTGTGGTAAGAATTTGTTTTCCAGGTAATTGAACTTGGCTACAAAGAAAATTCATTTCTCTACTTGTTGGTTCATTTTCAATGATACCCGGAATTGATGGCAATGAAAATAAACTTGCAAGGAATCCACCAAATCCACCAGAATTACTCGATCCCAATGGTGGCATTTCAACTAAAAACTGATTTGCTTTTGCAAACCCAAGTTTTGTATTCGCTAATGTTTTAAGATCGTCTACTGATGCCATTAGATCGCTTTCCTTGATTGTGAATACACAAACGATGCACTTGATTTTGCCCAATCTTGTGTTGGTAAAAATACTGCAATCTCCCATTCAGTAGGAGATACTAAAGCAAAACGACTTCTTACATGTTCTGTAAGATAGCGTTTAAAACATGGTTTAAAGTATTTGTATCTTGCTGCACCCTGTAATTTATTATAAGTGAGATTAAATTTCGTTGTTTCATCATAACGATCATTATTTGTAATATCAAGCAATGAGTCCAAAAACTTAGCACGAAGAACTGGAGGTAGATAATGAAGATTCAGACCAGTAAATCCACCAGGTGCACGACCAACAATGATTGTCAAAGGAAATCTATCGTAATATGGTAGTGTATCTTTTGTTTTTGGATCATAATAATACATGAACATACTGCCCATGATTTGTCTGTTCTTTAATTCAATTTCTTCTTCGCGCATCAATGCACTACGATTGATGCGACCCAACTGAGCCGCCTTTCGGCGAAACCAATTGCGCGACTCAGCCGTCCTGGGGGTGATACCTTTTTTAAAAGCTTCTAGCTCTAGTTTTTGAAATAGATTACTCATGAATCTATTTATATCTTTTTCTTAGGTTTTTTACGGCTATATGGTCTAAGCTTTTTCATCGGCTTTAATTTTCCAGGCATTGATTTTGGCAATAATCCCATTTCTTGTAAAGTCTTTTCTGTCCAGATCTGAAATTCCCAACCACGATCTTTTGCATATTCACTTGCAGCTTCCCACTTATTCATGTTCTTTATATAAGTGAGACCTTCGTTAATATATTTCTTTGTACGTTTTTGGCCTGTAGGAGGTGCAGTTTCTTTATCAGGTTTAATTTCAACTAAGATGGTTTTTCCTTCCATCTGAATCAAAAGATCTGGAAAGTATCGGTGATACTTCTTATCTACTTCGTAATAATATGGTATGATTAATTCTTCGGACGACCACTTCTTTACTTTCGGGTTTGCATCGCACCACTGAAAGCATGCTTTTTCCCATAACGAACGATAAATTACATTATCGAAGTCGCCTTTATATTTCTTTACGTTGTTTACTTTATATCTACCAGAATATGCCATGATTTATATATAAATAAGCTATAATACTTTACACTTATTTATTAGGATTACACAATGCCAATAGGATACGGATTAGCTTACCCGATAGAAAATGATCCTGCGTATACAGCTCGTATACGATTTACGAACTATAAAATTAAACCATTGAACGGTAACGAAACAAAGGCATTGCGTGAAGGATTGTCAGGTGCTTTAAAAGATAATGTTGGTAAATTTAAAAATACTTGGGAAAATTTTAAATCTACTGATACAAAATTATCATCAAAACTCGATGGCAAAGATGGTAATTTAAGAGAATCGTATGATTTTCTAAAAAATAAAAAAACTTTAAGTAGCACATTAACTAGTGTTTTAGGAAATTTTACTTCTAGCATAAGTTCTATTTTGACTGGTTCCCCTAGTTCAATGATATATGATTCAACTTCTCCTTCTGTTCATATGTTCGTTCCGTTATCAATGGCATTTTCAGATACTATTCAATATGAAGGCGCTGCTCTTGGTGCAGCTCCTGCCGCATTTGCAAATGCAGTAGCAAGAGGAGATGGTAGTGCTTCAGCCATGTTAAAAGGAATTGGCGAAGGCGCTATGAGTGCTATTAATACTGTGATAAATGGTACTGAAGGAATGTCAAATGATGCTGCTCGTCTTGCTGCATCAAGAACTATTCAATCGATTCCTCTTGTAAAAGGTGCATTTGGAAATGCAGCTGCATTTTCTTTTCAGGTTTCAGTGAATCCAAATACAAGAGCACTCTTTAAAGGTGTAACTCTAAGAGAATTTACTTTTAACTTTAATATGATTGCAAATAGTCAAAGAGAAGCAGAACAAATTGAAGCTATTGTAAAACATTTCAGATATAAAATGTATCCATCAATCTTTGATCCATTTGCAGTTGATGGTAATCTCACATCTCCTTTTGCTTATAAATTCCCAGATCTTTTTAAGATTGACTTTAGACTTGGTAATACACGATTGAAAGTACCAAAGATCCATCCTTGTTATTTAAGAAATGTTCAAGTAACATATAACCCAACAGGTGCAACGTTTCATAGAGATGGACGAGCCAATGAAACTAATATTACTTTGAGCTTTATGGAATTCAGAGCACTATCACAAAAAGACATTGCTGCGGGGTACTAATGGCTTATTTTTCTAGTTTTAATAATGTTCTTTATTCATTTGGAGATGATCATCTTTCTATAGAAAACGTATTTGAAAATTTAACAATTTATAGTGACGTAATTGATCAAGTAAAAGATAATGTTTCTTTTTATGATAAAACTTATATTCAAGAAGGTGAAAGACCTGATCAGTTAGCATTAAGATTATATGACGATCCATCGTATTATTGGACATTTTATCTCATGAATGATGGAATACGTCAACAAGGTTGGCCTATTGATCAACAACAAATGTTAGAAACTATCGAAGAAGTATTTCCAAACTTTACAGTTACAGTGAGAGAAGATATTACCAAAAAGTTTGATGTTGGTCGTGATCTGATTGGTCAAACATCTGGTGCACGTGGAACTATCGACCATAAAAACTATGATTTAGGTCAACTTATTATAAAACTTGATCCTGGCTCTGTAGACTTTCAAGTCGGAGAAATTGTAAGATCCACAAATGTATCATCTGATGTACAAACAGCCGAAACATTTGGAGCATCAAAAGAATATTTAGCTGCACGATATTATCTTGATGGAGACGGTGATGTGGCAGATTTCGATCCACTTGTTGGACCTGGCGCATTACTTACAGAAAAAACTTATCTCGATACATGGGTTGAAGAAAACGATAATTTAAGGCAAATACAAGTAATTAAACCGCAGTATCTTGGTAAACTCGAATCTGCATTTAATACGGCGGTAAGTGAAGTCTAATGTCAACAGCTCAACCCTTTTTTATCAAAAAAGCGTTACTTATAGCTAATCGAACAGGATTAGGTAATAAACCTGCGGCTCATGATATTTCGAAAGCAATGGTTGACATTGAAATATTTGAACATCTGAGTTTGCCATATACTTCAGCTTTAATATCATTTTCAGATACTGCTGATACATTAAGCAGTTTAGATATTCAAGGTGCAGAGTATGTAGAACTTACAATTGCAAATCATACAGAAGCCTTGACTATTACAAAGAATTATTACATTACAAAGGTTGAAAATGTTGTTCGAGGTACTGAAAATGCAGATTTAATCGTACTCAATTGTATTGATGAAATAGCTTTTAGATCTCATCTTTTCAATGTCAATATTGTCCTTGATGGCACACCATTACAAATGATTGGGCGAATAGCACAAGATTATTTGAATACTAATATTCTACACAACGAAGAGAAATATTCACAATACCACAAATACATTGTTCCGAATTTAACACCGTTAGAAACGATGAAGTGGATATCTCAACAATCAATTACTACTATAGGTATGCCACACTTTTTGTTTGGAATATGGGCTGATGAAAACTTAAGATATGTTGATTTAGAAGATTTACTTACTGCAGATACAATTAATAAAAATCGACCGTTTGTGTATGGTATGGCTCTTGCTTCTATGGGTACAGGTGGTGATACAGGAATACAAACACAAAGAATTATTAATTACAATTACAACAACAACCATAATATTTTTGATCTTATTGATCAAGGATATATAAGTGGTAATCATTTTTATTATGATACAATGGCAAATAGAGAATATTTAGTTGATTGGCGAGTAAGCCGCGATATGTTTAATCCTATGATTGATCAAAGTTTATTCAAATCTGGTCATCAAAGATATCCATATGCTCCTGCAACTACATTCGACGGTGCATATATGGAAGAATATCAATCAAGAAGAACTTTCCGAATTGCAACAAATAGACCTTGGGATGAGGGATATACTGTTCCTGGTTCAAGACCTTCACTTGCTGGATATACAAATGATATTGTAAATGAAGCAATGCGAGTGTTTATGAATAAAGAAACAATAACATGGCAAATTGATGGTAAAAGAGTTGGTCAAATATCTCCTGGTTCCCATTTCATAGGTAAAAAGGTCCGATGTTTATTTGGAAGAACTATGGTTGAAGATACTGAAAATGCGAGTGGAAAAATTGATGCAAAGAAATCTGGTGATTATATAGTAATGGCAGTAAAACATAGACTTTCAAAAGAAAGATATGACATCTTTTTAACTGGTACTAAACTTGGTTCACCTAATAGCGCGGATATGAGATAATGTTTTATGGAGATAATACAAGGTGGTTTATTGGGAAGGTCGCAAAAGTAGATGGCGATCCATCTCAAACTGGAAGAATTAAAGTAAGAATTTTCGGTATTCATGATGATCCATCAATTGTGGTACCAGATGATTTACCTTGGGCTCAAGTATTAATGCCACTCACTGAAGGTGGTGGTTCTGGTATTGGTGCTGCTACTGGAATTCAACCACAATCGATGGTATTTGGTATTTTTCTTGATGGTAAAGAATCTCAAATGCCATTAGTACTTGGTTCTATTATTACAAATGAAAACTATGCACAAGAACTTGTACAAAAAGGTGACACTCCTTCAACGCGAGCTGGTACTGGAGGCATTCGCTATAGTGGTATGACTCAAGCCCAATGGGAAGCAGCAAGAGATGCAGGAATTCGAATTACTGATGCTCGTTCTCCACTTTCACCAAACTATCAACTTGCTGGAAGCACAAATCCAGAAAAAGCTGCACTTTGGTTTTTAAGTGAACACGGCGGAGGATACACACCAGCACAGATGGCAGGTCTTATAGGTAATTTTATGGCAGAATCTGGTAAAAACCTAGATCCAACTGCACAAAATAAAACTACCGAAGCATCAATTGGTATTGCACAATGGAATCCATTGAATAAAGGTGATCGTGATTGGATAAATCCACAAAGTAGACTTTATCAATTGATAAAACATTCAGAAAGCCTTGGTCTTAACTATCTTTCATTACATGCACAGTTATTATGGGTAACAAAAGAATTAAATACGTTGAGAGTGGCTGGCAAACTGAGAAAAGAAACTACACCTGAAGGTGCGGCTGACGTTATCTGTGTTTACTATGAAATTCCTCAAGGATATAAAAATCCAAATAGTGATACTCGAATAAAGCGTCGTAATCTCGCAAGAACTTTCTTTGACCAATTTACA